CCGTAGGCAAGAACGGGACGCGGCAAACGGTCGGCTTGCCCGGTTCGGGGTTATCTTTCACGAACTACGAAAAGCACGCCGAAAATGCGCCCGTCCCCGTTCCCGCCGCTATGGATAACAGGGCAAGCCTACGTTGTCCGAACTGTAACGCGATTACAAAACGCGGCGCGATCTATTGCTCCCAATGCGGCTTCAATCTGCATGAACAATTAACCGAAACGATACCCGAAGAAAAGCCGATTTATAAATACCCGCTTTTTTGGCTTTGGATAGTGTTGACATTCTTCAAGCCCACGGCGGGGATATTGATAGGGCTTGCTTATTGCGCCTTTCGATTTATTCAAATGCTTGCAAAAAAATAAGGCGGGGTTTTAGTCCCCGCCGTTCATTCTCATTAGGTCACGCTGTCGATATATGCGCCGATGCTCATTCCCGCCTTTTCTGCGGCTTGTCGAAGGGCGGCGGCTTTTTGTGTTGGTAGCGTGATCGTGAGAACGGTCTTGCTATCGTCCCCCTCGTCGGGCATACCAAATATTTCGGCGTACTCGTCTGCATCTAGTTTTTCCTCAGCCCATGCGCGGGCTTCTTCGTATGTCAGCGGGGTAATATCCCGCCCGCCTGTCCATCCGCCGCCGTATGCGTGTTCAGCATAGCGGGAATTTGCGCCGCCTTTTCCGTAAAGGAAATATTCGCCTGTGCGCTTGCGGTGTAGCCATTCTTGGCAATAGTTAAAGTCATTCGGATAATATTCGTTGCTCCATGTAGCAAGTTCTTTTGCCGTGTCGGTGTCGTACAGTTTTCTGTTGATAATTTTTTTCATGATTTATTCCTCCTCTGCTTTCAACCATTCATGCCTTGGGGTAAAAAGGCATTTTGTTTTCTTGTCTGCCGTGAAAAGAGTTTCGATTGTAGCGGCGGAAGTAAATCCCTTTTCCGCAAGCGTATTCTTGTTTACTTGCGTATGATAATGGATTAGCCATATTTCAGATTTTTGCCCTTCCGTAATCTGCACGGCGGTCAATGTATCATTCGCGCCAAATTCGGGATTCTGTTTCATAAATTCATCAAAAGCCGCGCGGCGGATTGCGTTATATTCTCTCTTTGTCATGATTCACGCCTACCTCTCGTAAAATAATTCCATATCCTCATACCAATTTTCTTCGCCGTCATCGTCAATCCAAACCGTTTCGCCCGTTTCAGCGTTTTTCGTTTTTTCCATACCCGACAACGACAACGCCTCGTCAAGGGTTAGCCCTTCGCCTCCAAGAATACGGCATAATATTTTTCTAGTTTGTGTGTTGAAAATTGTCATGATTCACGCCTCCTTTTGATGTAAGGGGGCTTGCGCCCCCCGCTCGTCACGCCTCTTTGGAAATATCTACTTCTTCCCATTCTGTCCACGGGGAAACGTCGCGTTCTTTAATCTTCGCAGCTACAACCATCAAGTCATAGTCTACGCCTTTGTTACTCACGAAGTCGGAAGCAAAGCCGCCACCTATTGCAAATGTTTCCCTGCGTTCGCCGTTTGCGTCATACTCTTTTTTTCCGTTCCATTCCTTCAAGTATGCGTTCAGCCCAGCAATGGCTTTTTCGCGTGTCGGGAATGTATTCCTATTATATCCTTTCAAGAACCTTCCCATGTTTGACCATGTTCCCTCTTTTTGTTGGTAACGGTGTTGTACCCATACAATAACTTCTTTTTTCATTTGTAAAACCTCCTTATAATATTGTCAGTGTTCGGCAGGGATTATTTGTTTTTCCCCTTTTTCTGATTTTATTATAACTCAACCGCAAGCATAAGTCAAGTAAATTTTACAAATGATACTTTTGTACTATTTGACATAGGAGAAAATACCCATGAAAAACGCAAACGGATATGGAAGTGTTTACAAAATGCACGGCAACCGCCGCCGCCCGTTTATTGCCGCCGTAACGGTCACGGTTGACGGCAAGCGAAAACGAAAAGCCTTGGGCTATTACGAAAATAGCCGGGACGCTTTAGCGGCTTTGGCTGAATATCATAATAAGCCTTATGATTTATCCGCCCGTGAAATAACGGTAAGGGAATTCTTTGAGAAATGGTTTGCTTGGCGCGAAGAACGCGAAAAAGGCAAAGAAAGCAACCGTATATATAGAATTACATTTAATAAACACTGCCGCGATCTGCACGAATGGCGATTTTTAGATGTGCAATCAATCCACATTCAACGCCTTATAGATAGCGCACAAAGCCCGAAAACCGCCGCCCGTATAAAATTACTTTGGGGGCTATTTTATAAGTACGCCGCTTTGCTTGGGCTTTGCCATGTGAACGCCGCCGCTATTGTAGAAACGCCAACGCAACCGAAAAGCAAACTGCATAAACCGTTTACCGATGAAGAAATAGAAGAACTCTGGGAAAACACAAACGACGGCGGCGCGAAGATTGCATTGATTCTTATATATAGCGGCTTGCGTCCGTCTGAATTAGCAACGATGAAAACAGAAAATATTCATCTAAAGGAGCGGTACATGGTCGGCGGCATGAAAACCGACGCGGGGCGCGGGCGTACTATTCCAATAGCCGAAAAGATATATCCATTTATAGCGAAGTTATACAACCCGAACAAGCCGCGCCTGTTTAGGTTTTCAAACTATCAAGGCATAGCGCACGAGTGGAAAATGTCAACCGTCCCCGCCGTCCAAAATCATCTACCGCACGACGGGCGGCATACTTGCGAAACACTCCTTGACAATGCGCGCGTCGCGAAGAAAACAATACAACTGATTTTAGGTCATGCCGGAAGGGATATTGACGATACAGTTTACACCCACAAAACAAGGCAACAACTCATAGATGCAATAAACATGATATAGTGAAACACGTGCAAGCAACGTGCAAGCAACGGAAACAAAAGAAGCCGTTTTTAGCCGATTTTAGGCAAAAAGAAAAAACCCGAAGCCCTGTAATAATAACAAGGTTTCGGGTTCATTTTTTAGGGCGTGTCGGCACACTTCACCCATATATATTGAATTTTCAAGGCTTCGGGCGCACTTTTGCAAGCAACCCGCAAGCAATCTTTTCTTCGCTTGCATTGAGCATTATAGCACTTTAGAAATAAAAAAAGAAGCGGGGATTTCTCCCCGCCTACTTTGCTATGGCAATTCCCGCCGCGATAGCGCACAAAACTTCCCATATATTGCGTTGTGTTCTAAGTCTATTTTCCGTTCTGTCGCGCTCTTTCTCGTATTCCTTGAATGATTGCGCGGCTTTCTGCAATTCTTGATTCGCTATCTCTAACGAGTTCCGCGCACTCTGCGTTTCGTTCCGCGCTATTGTCAATTCGTTCCGTAGCTTCGTCAATTCCTCTTGTGATTTCGTCAGCAAGTTCAACGCTTCGGTCAATTCGCTGTCCTGCGTTGTCAATATGGCTTTGAGCGTCGCGTTGTGCTGTTCCAGTGTTTTCAAGTTCGTTTCTAATGTCGTTAGTTCTTCCTCCGTGATCGTGTACGTCGGTGAGCAAGTACCAACATACGAAAATAACAATAAGAACGCCACAGATAAAAAACAAACATTGATACATTTTGCCTTTGTTGTCCACATTTCAGCACCCCCCTATTTTATCTCTTGAGTAATATCCCACGGAGGAGAACCAAAGAAAATTGTGTTCCCTTCAATTCTATGCTTCACGCCGGGGAAAACATTAAACAAAGCCGCGTCAGGGTTTTCTTCGTACTCGAATATTTCTTGAATTTGGCGTAGCTCGTTATCTGAAAGCGGGGTATTTGACTTTACTCTCATACGACGCGCCCTTCCCTATTCCACTTCTGTTGATATTCTGCCGCTTTGCGCCTCAATACATCACCGCCGCGACTTCCATCTGTCGCCCACGGGTTATATTCGGGGCTTTCTTCTGTTCCTAAGTATTCCAGATCCCAACGCTCACAATCGTTTTGCGGGCCGTATAAATCTTCATCGTCATACAAATCGGGATCGTCCCCCGCTTCGCCATGCGTTAAAACAATATCGGGGCGAATAGTCAGCCATAAGTTAGAACACAGTACCGCGACAACTTGCGCCATCGTTTCAATTTGTGCTTCTGTAGGCGGCTCGTCACCTAAATCGGAAGTCGTAGCAAAGCAAGCACAACATAAGGAAATGCCTACCGTGCCGCGATTCAAATGCCAAGTATGGGCTAATACCTCGCTCAAATCTTCGGTTGTAAGATAGATTTCGCCGCCCTCATCTACTTGCACATGATAATCGTCAAAGAATTGTCCATAGTGTCCCGCGCTCCAATGCAATATCAAAAGGGGATTTTCCAAGCCCGCACTATGCGCCGCCGCCCATAAATTCTCCCGACTATTTGCCGCGATCTGCCCTAACTCCGAAAGTGTGACTTGCCTCATACTGCGTCCCTCCTACTTCCGGGCTTTTCGCCCGCCATGCTGTTATATCTGCTATCGACGTAATGTTTGCCAAGTTGTACGCCCGCCACGGTGAGCAATCCACTTATCGCCGTTACACACGCGCCCAATCCCTGCCAAACGCTACCTAAATCAAATTTCATTCCGTAGAAGCCGTTCATATAGAAGCCAACAAACCACGAAAAAAGAACGCAAACGACAAGAAATAGAATGATAACCCCTGCAAGAATTATCAACTGTCCCAAATGATGTTTGCTCCAATTTGCCATTTCAAGGATATTTGATTTTATTTGTTTCATTATCGCCATAAAATACCCCCGTTTCGCACTCTCGCCGCCGTAGATGCCCCGTGGCGCGTTTTTATTTGTCCACGCAATAGTTTATATGCGCGGATTACTTTTCGTTGCTTGTCGGGCTTGTGAGAATGTCAATTATTCTGGGCGGCAATGACGCTTGTCAACTCGTCAAGCCTTGCGTGAGCAGATCGCGCACGCTGGTCTACTTCGGCAAGTTTGATGTCGATTTCATGCCGCGCCTGTTCCTCTCGGTCTGCGCGTTCTTCAAATTTGTCCAGCATTTTCTCAATTCGGGAAATGGAATTGTCAAGCGGGCGAAGAACGGCAAAATGAAAAACCGCGGCTATCGCTGACGCAACCGCGATTATTTGCGACAAAATTTCAAGGTTCATTTATTCGCCCTCCCTTTCGAAGTAGAACGCGATACGATTTGCAATCATGGCGCGGGTGTCAAACTGCGCTGATTCGTCAATCTTCCACCCTAACAAATTATTCCAATGAACCGTCCACCCGAACGCCGTGAAAATTGGCGCGGTGTTTTTGTATTCCCAAGCACCCCACAAGCCTTGCCCGTAAACCTCGCGGACAAATTTAGTATTTGCGGATTCTTTGATTTCAAGCGTAGGAGATACGGTAAGCCCAAGCATATAGAAAGAAAATCCATAACTGCAATTTCTTGTCAACCACAAAACGCCGCAAAAATAACGCTGTATGCGCTCCCACAAAGTAAAGTTTGGGTCGATACAGGAAACATACCATCTTTTGCGGTTGACGCTTTCCAAATATGGGTCGCTGTCGATATGCTCCGTGTAATGTTTTACCCAGTCATATTGCAAAAATTTAGGCGCGTTTTCTACGGATTCTCGGCAAAATACGCTGTTGTCCCATGTTTGCCAATACTTCCAAAAGTATGGAAGTTCGCCGTTAATATCTGCAAAAAGCATGGCTATTGGGTTAGTAATATAACAAAGAACCATGCACACAAGCGATACAAGAAAATATAAGAACCATATAACCATGAAAAGCCCTCCATAAAAGGAAAAGGCGGCTTATTTTCCGCCCTTCTTGGTTGCCTTTTTCGGCGCGGGAACATACCGCACGCAAGCGGGGTTATTGCACACCCACACGGGGGATTCTGCCGTCCCGTCGTTTCTCATACGTTGATTACAGCGCACACAGCGCGGCGCGGGTTTAGCCATTATGCCTCGCTCCCTTCTTCGATTTTCTGATATTCTTCATCGAACCAAGCGTCCAAGTCTGCCATGTCAGCCGCGACGCTTTCGGCGGTTTCCGTGTCCCCCTGCATTGAGGCGGTTGTGTAAGCCTCGCAAAGATTCGCTTTTTCCTGTGTATATTCTGCTGTCAGTTCCGCGATTTTTTGCTCCTTTGTCGGCTCTTTCGGCTCAATTACGGGCGGGTGTTCCGCTATCCATTCATCGGGCGCGACATACCCTTCGGGCTTTGTGTCATGTACTTCGATGTTTCCCGTTGGTGATACATATTTAGGCATTGTAAAACCTCCTCATACAAAATACTCGACAATAACAGCACCATCGCCGCCATCGCCGCCTTTTGGATACGTAACAGCTGATTGCGTTATGATTGCGCCACGCTCTCCGTTGGATTCGCTGATTTCCGAATCGCCGCAAATCGAGCCAACGCCGACATGGGAAGTGTAGTTTGCTGTACTTCCCGCACCGCCGCCGCCGTAATTCGTACCATTAGAACCGCCGCGAGCGCGAGGATAAAGTGAACCATACACCGCCGACACTGGATTTAAATAGCCAACTCCTGTCCGTCCGCTACCCCAAACAGAAGCCGCACCTTCGCCGCCCGCAAAGGTAGAGCCGCCAACCGCGCCGCCAGAGCCATTCGCGCCTGTGGCATTTGAGGAATAGCCGCTTGTTGGAGCGGCGCCGCCCGCGCCAACGGTAACAGGCACAGTGTCCCCTTGCGTAAGTTGTACATAAGCGTGTGCGATTTCTCCTGCCGCACCGCCGCCACCCTCTGCGTAAGAACCTCCCCCCGCGCCGGAATGACCTCCTACCGCCGAACAATATACACCGAAGGACGAAGTGCCGCCTTGCGTACCCGAAAGCCCGCCATAAGTGTAGTTATGCCCTCCGTTTCCGCCCGCGCCGCCGCCGCCAATACATGTGATATGATACCAACCTGTCACAGGGGCAGTGTAAGTGCCGCTTGTCGTGATAACGTCGCGGTGATTGACGGCTGGAATTGCCTCTTTATCCAAGCCGCTTTTGAAAATCTGCCAATATGTATTTGTAGTATCGTCATGAGGCGCAATCGTTCCCGCCGCCATATCTGCGATACATTCATAGCGTAAGCCGTCGGCAGAATCAATTACAATGCACCCAGTATAATAATCTTGGGAAGCGTCGTAATTATAGGTAAATCCTTTCTGATTGTAGAAAGCCAATCCCGAAAGAAGATTAAATGCCCCGTTGAAATCCTCGCGGGAAGGAGCGACGCCGCCCGCGCCCAACGGCAAAGAGGTTTCTGTGGGAAAGCCTTGGTCTTGGCTCATCTTCCCCGGCGTAGTCGTAGTGTTCGGGATAGCGTTCTTTGCGCCGTTTGCGGCAATAGGTTGCGTCAATAAAGTAGGATTTGTTGCCATGTTCTAACGTCCCCCTTTTATCCTTGTTCAATTTGGTATGGTTGAAATATGCCCTGCGAAAACGGTTGTAGCCCGCTCCCGTAAAATCCGAATGTGTTTTGTGGCTCGATTTGATAATATTCATAGCCAACGCCCGCGCCTAAATTCAAAAGCCCGTATTCGGCAAATAAGGCGCGTTCATACGCGGATAAATAAAATTCAAATACAACGCGCACTTTCATATTGCCGATATTCATAACTAAAACGGTATCGTCAAAAAGCGTCGTTAGTATTTCCTTTAGGCTTGGCAGTGTAGCGTTTCCGATATTCGCCGCCGCTTTTAAAAAGATAAGCGTTCTATAAGCCTCATCTGCAAGCCGATAATGGTCTGTATCTCCCATTACATAAAACGGGGCTTGATCGAAAGGGTTTAAGAGCGAACCAAGAAAACCGAAAAAATCCTCGTTGTCTACGGTTAAATATCTATTCGCCCCGACGATACGCCCCCAAATATCCAACCCCACGCCGTGCGCCGTCTTAGGGTTAAACACTTCATTGTAAAATATTTCAATATCCGTTGACGGGTCAAGTTGTTCAGCCGCCGCTTTTACAATGCCGATAATGTGCGGGCTTGCGCCGTATTGTGATTGGATTGTTTTTTCAGCGAGTTCGGTAAAATCAAGGTTCATTTATAATCACCTCGATATTGTCCGCGTCAAAAATCGGTTCTTCGTCCGCGTCCATTGTTACGCTGTTACCGCTTGGGCTTGCAGAAAAGCCTATATAAACGCTTTCCAAATCATTAACTCCTGCCGTTTTTACAATCGCAACGGTGAAACGGGAAGCATATATAATTTGCCCCATTCCACAGCGAGTGTTTCCGCTGTTTGCATCGCTACCGTTTGCGTCGTTAATGATCGCGTTCTTTATGTCCTGCGTTACCGTCGCGGGCGTTTGCGCGGTTTTGTTTATTGTTACGGATATGTAAACGGGCGTGGGAGTTGGTCGGACGATTTTATAGTTATTGACAACGCCATCGGTGGACGTGTAACTTATATCAGTATTTCCGTTCGTCCCACAGCCCGCATCTAACTTGTTGTATATCGTTTCCGCTATATCATCATTTTCGCCGCCGTACACGCAAACCGCGACAGAATGAGAGATTAAAGAAACGCCCTGCGTCGTAACCGTGCTATCGGTTTTGTTTTCCAAAACTAAGCAATCAAGCACATTCGCCACCTGATAAACCGCGCCTTGCAATGCCGCCGCGCTTCCGTGAGCGTTTGCGGCTACACTGTTATAACGGCGTTGTTCAAAATCAGCCCTGTTTTCGATAAGCGAACCGGGAACGCCCGCCGCCGCATTGGTCACGGTGTCCCAACCGGCTATAACTGTTACAATCTTTTCACACGTTCCAGCGCCTATATCAATCGCGCCCGCTTCCATTGCGGCAAATTCAACCTCAACCGTACCGTCTGCGCCGATTGTAGCCGCGCCAACGGAAGAAAGTTTTATTCCGTCCGTAGTTTGGATTATGCTCCCTTGCGGTATCGTAGTTCCTGCAAGCCCCGTGCAAGTGCATGATACAACCGTACTTGTGGCAACCTTTCGGGAAAGAAAGTAAATCGCCCCCAACGCATCTTGAAAAATGCCGCTTGCCGTCAACGGGTTAAACTGATTTGCCAAATTTAGAAATTCGCTATCTTTCCCCGTGACAAGAACGGAAAGGCTATCAATAATTTGCCCTGCGGGGGATTCACTTGAAGTGTTGAGCGTTGCGTTTTCATCGTCGAAGATTGCCGTCCAATCATCGACAATACTTTGCCTTATTACGCTCGTAGAATCGGCAGAAAAGCCGCTGTCGGGATTAAATGTAATCGCCATTTTCTCACCCCTTAAAATTCAACGGCAACGCTTTCGCCGTTTTCGTTCGTCGAATGAATTGTTCCCGTCATGGCGCGGGTGTCCGTATCAAGTCCCGCAATATCAACGGTTGCGTCTGCGATATTCTCCACGGCAAGGGCTGTTTCTCGATAGATCGCGCGAACTTCCGAAAGCGCGGGTTTAACGCCCAAGTCTAACGAGAAATGAGGAACGCCCTGCCGTTGCCGAAGATATGCGTCACGGGTAAAAAGTCTAACGGCGTTGGCAACATTTTGAGCATCACAATAGCGTCCCGCCGTGGTCGCAATGTTGCCCGCGCCGTCAAGGGTTATATCCCATTTATCATTCAAGAAAAGGCTTCGTTTGTTCATAATGCACCGCCTTTTTCGGGTCGTATATATATCGTTCTAAGTGATACACAATGCCTGTTGCCTCATCTTTGCACATAACTTGAAATTCAACAGGCTTATCAAGAGGGGGAAAGTCTTTGCATATTTCATAAATATCAACTTCCATACGCCCTCCTATTGTGGCGTACTTGTCGTACTGCCGCCACTTTGTACGCCGCCGTGAACGTGCGACAAGAACGAAATGCCGCCTATCGTAGCATCACCCGTAACGGATAAACTGCCGCCCATGCTAACCGCGCCAGTCATGTTTACTTGTCCGCTGAAATCGGCCTGCGGAGTTGTTACGGTCAACTTGTTAGGCGCAACAATGACAACTTCGCCGTCCTGCTTTATTTCGATGTAAACCGTTGGGGCGGCGTTATGAAATCCGCCTAAGTAAAAGCCATCGCTCATACTAAAGCGGCGAAAACTGCCCGGTTGTTGGGGCGTGCTTGTTCCCTCATTCACCGTTGACGAATCGGATTGCGAAAAGATTGCAAGCCCTTTGTCACCTACAACGGGGTCGAGAATCACCGCACCCACGCCCGCATGATAGCGGAACACGGGCAAATGATAAATCGTAGTCGGCTCAACGGTTTCCCCGAACCCATCCACATTAGAAACAAGCGGGAGAACATCAACAAAAAGCCCGTCTACCGCTTGAACTTGAACGGGTATCGCCGTATGCACTTGATTTCTTATGGCCTGCTGCACCATAAATTGCAGGGAGTTATAAGAACTGCCCGCCGTGTTTGGCTTCTTTTGTCCTTTTACGGTTTCAGCCATCTTCGCCCTCTCCCTCGGCTTCATCGTTGCCCGCGTCGTTTCCGTCGCTTATAAACATTGCATCTATTCTGCTAACCCAACGCCCATCGGTATAGGCGGCAAGGTCATGCGTCAGTTTGGTAATTTTCCAATATCCCGTGGATCGCGGGACGATTGATTCTATCTTGACTTGCCCGCCAAGCCGTAATTTTGGATTATAGAAAGCCGTTGCCGCAATGCCGTCTTGTGTGAAAGATGGATAACCAATCAAACCGCTATCTGCTTTTAATAAAACCGCTTCGCCTATGGGCTTTTCCCACGGTTGAATAGTCCATGTCTCATCGTCCATGATTAACTCACAACCAACTTCGTCGGCAACTTGTTGCGCTTTCTGTACGGGCGAACCGTTAAACGTTGCATTGTGTACGCTTTCAGAAACGCCGTTATTTACAAATGAAAAGCCCGATTCTGTTGCAAACTGTTCAATCAAACTTGCCGCCGTCGCTTCGCCTTGTACGCTTGTCGGGCTATCGGCAACGAGAACCGACCAACCCGCCGTCAACGCTTGAAATTTCATAACCACATCGGGCGAACTTGAAAAATCGGCACTCGCGGCGGTTATATCTCCCTTAAATACGGTTGCAAGTTTTTCCCCTTTCTCGCCCGCTTCAATTAAGATATGATTCTTTCTATATTCGTTAGGCATAAACGAAAGAAAGGTTAATTGCTCCATGTCGGCAAGTTTCAGCCCGTGGATTCTTATTTCTGCGCTGTTTTTTTCGGGAAGCCCTGCCTTTGTGACTTGCACCGTGGTCGCTAACCCTTCAATAATTTTCGTATTGCCGCCGCCCGAAAATTCTCCCTCGCCTAAAATAATGGTCGTTTTTATGGTTTTCTGCTTCATAGTTCATCATCTGCCCTATAAAAAAGCCGCCACCGTTCCCCGAAGTTTGTATATAGAGGGTCACTTTCTCCAAGCATATCAAGGAAAAACAGATTGCCGGAAAAATTACTTTGTGCAATCGTAATAATGTAATCCCGATTGCGGCAGATCGCGCCTTTTTGAATTTCTTCCCCGTTGCAAATCAAATCGAGGTAAGTATTGCCGAACCGATAATATACGCGGATTTCGCAATTTTGCCCGCCAAGTTTTACTTTCATACTTTGGGCGGGCGTTTTTTGGAGTGGAATTTTAATCATTAGCCCGCCCCCTATCCAAACGGATTATAATTGCCTGCTTTGTAAAGCGTTGATTCATCTTCTTCAGCGGCTTTTTCTTCCGCGTTTGTGGCTTGCGTTCCCTGCACTTCGCCGCCGTCTACATCATCGGCAACGCTTCCATCTTCCGCGTCCTCCGCGTCAATCGGTTCTTCTGCTTCTTCAACTGCCGTTGTGGTTTGCTGACTTGCTACCTCGCGGATTTCTTTGAATCGCAAATCCACATACAAAACGCCGCGACCATTGGAAGCGTCACGGCGATAGTCGAAACTTTCAAGCATCATATTTTTATAGGATTGTTCCGGCGTTGTAAGCGTTATTTTTTCGTCGTTTTCTGATAGCGTCGTAAGCCTATCAATAGCCGATTGCAGGTCAGCGGCCTTTCCCTTCACCGCAAGGCGGCAAGTTATATTCCTTGGCTCGATCACGCGATTATATGTAGCAAAAGAACCTTGTTCTATTGGTTCATCGGGCAAACGGCTTGACTTTTCTGCGGTAAATTCAATCATAGCCGAAAAGTCTACTCGGGCGGATTCGCCCTTGACAATCCACGTTTTCCCCTTGTCAAGAAAATCCGTAAGTATTGCCATAGTTTCACCCCTTAATACGCCCCGTCAGCTTGCGCCGCTAATCCGTCGTTATAATCTTCAATCTCACGCATAACGCCCGCCGTGTCGTTTGCCTGTACGTTATATGTCGGGTTAAGTGTGACGGTATGCGTACTATTATCTATACCGCCCGCGCCACCGCTTGAAGCTTCTGCGGCGGTGATTTGCGCCCCGTCAATGTTTGCGTGTACGTTTATCTTTGTCATTCCTAAAACGCTTGCAACCTTGTTCCATGCGTTGACAACCCAATTAAACGCATTTCCTAAAATAGTAATAATGCTATTTGCAAGGTCTGTAAATGCTTGTTTCAGCGTGCTAATTATCGCTTTCATATCCGTAACGGCTTTTGCAAGCATTTGAACAATAAATTTCAGATTAAATTTGACGGTTTCCCAAATAAAGCTAAGAATGGGCTTTATAAATTCCCAAAGGTCAGCCATTGCCGCCTTGATCGCTTCAAATGTGTCGATAGCACCTTGCGGGTCTTCAAATATAGCTGTCCAAAGGTCAGCCATAGCACTCTTGCCGCCCCGCGCCCATACAACCAAATCTTCTATTACAAGGGCAAGCCCGACAAGTCCGGCAATTATCCATGTAATAGGATTAGCTAAAAGCGAAACTGCAAAAGCCTGAAATGCCGGAATCAGAATACCCGTAACAACTGCGGCAAGTCCTATAAAGAAAGCTTTTACAATGGTTTCATGCTTTATCAAGTAAGAAAAGAATTTCGTTGTTATTTCAATAATTTTGTTAAACGCGGGAAGAATATCCCTAAAAATAATAGCGGAAACATAACGGAATGATTTACCCAAGTTCGCCATGCCGTCGTTAAATTTTTCGGTTAAATCAACGTCAATATCGGTGACAACGCCAAGCTTTTTTTGCTCATAAACCATATCTCGGATTTTTTGCGGGCCTTCCGCTAAGAAGTTCGCCGTGCCGAAATCAAGGTTCATTGCTTGCGCCGCGCCCGCCCATTCTGCGCGGCTCATGCTTTGCGCTTTTTCCGCAAGTTCCATCATTACATCAATAGCCTTGCGGGAACGCCCTTCCTCTCCTGCGTCAATGCCTAACTGTTCCAAGAAAGGCTTTATGCGGCTATTGCCCGTCGCGGCTATTCGTGCAAGCTGTGTTTGCATACTACGCAACGAGCCTTGAAACGCCTCGGCAGAACCGCCCGCCAACGCCGCCGCGTCACTGTATGCGTGTAATTCGCTGACGTTCATTTCCAACGCCCGCGCCGTCTTGCCTAAATTGTCGGCTTCATCTGCGTACTGTTTGAACGCCATACCGACAGAAAACGCCGCCGTAAATGCGGCAGAAAGTGCGCCAAGTTTTGTTTTAAGTGCGGAAATACTGTCCGAAATTGCGTTTTCGGCTTCTTTCGCGCCTTTTTTAACGCCCGACGAATCAAGCCCAAGAACGATTTTAAGTTCGTCAATTACGTTCATTTTTTCCTTGTCGCCTCCGTCTGCCGCCACTCGTTATAGTTATTCACGGCTACGATTTCATATAAATCAACTGCATCGTCAAAACTGTAAATTGTTTGAAGTTCATATAACGTGGCAAGTCTACGGGTAATAATTACGCCGAACATTGGATTTACTTCGGGGTAATTTACTAAGCCCGCCGCTTGATGTCCACTTGGGCGGGGGATTGCCCGAAGTCGGGAAGCCCGCCTGTTTGAAAAAAATCATTCGCTTTAAAAGCCTCGGCGCGTAGCCGCATAAGTGTATTTCGGTTTGAAATAAACCCGTCAACATTTTCTTCCGTAAGCTGAACCTCGACATTTTCCTTAACGATAGAACAACACGAAAGAAGGTCGGTAAGAAGTTCCTGTATGCGTTCATACGGCGCATTGGAAAGCGTGCCTAAAATTCCGGCGAGATCGTCCCCTTTTGTAGAACCGCCAGCCGCGCCTATCAGCATCATCATTTTAAATGTCCACCGCTCGGCCTGTGTTGCGCTCATTTGTTTAATTCGGAAATGGAGGGTTGCCCCTCCATCGTCCAAATTCACATCTATTACTTTTCGCATTTGTTAAATGCCCTCCACGGAAAGTCCCTCGAAGTGGAAAGTCCACGTTGTAGGAGCAAGAACCGTATTGCCGTCCGGCAAATCTTTGCAGGATTGCAGAACGCCCTTAGAATAGGAGAACCGCTTGCCAATACTCGGAACGCTGATTACCATTTGGCACTCATACGGCTTCATGTTGGTTTCCTGCGCCTGCTTCAAAAGCTGAAGGAACGTAAGCGAAGGAGAAGAAGGTTCAAGCGTAATCGTGATCGTTTTAATGGCGGGAGTATAGCCCGCGACCATGTGACCATCAACGCCTATCCTCGTTTCCGCCATCTGTTGCGCTTCGGAAGCAAAAGAGGAATCTGCGCCGAACTGCTCCAAATTCACCGAAAAAAGCGACTCCGCAGAAAGGGCAACCGTAGCATTTGCAGAAGTAATATCAATCATGTTCTATCCCTCCCTTTACAGAATCGCCGTCGAAGCGACTTCAATGCGGTTTACGCTTCCGCCGTAAGTGTAATATACGGAAATGTTAGGCGAATTTCGACCAACGCGCACCGCCGCGCCCGCATCTTCAACAAGGATTGCATAACCCTTCGTCCAAAGTTCGGTGGTCAAATCTTTGCCCGTTTCGTTATAAACCTGTGCTTTCTGAGATTCGGAAAGCGTAACGCCGGGGTCAATCGTTCCGTTATTAACCGCCCTGTTAATCGGGTCTTGCAACCATGCACGAATTAAAGCGTAACCCCTATCGTTATAAGGCACACGCCCCGCATTAGAAAGCCCGTTCATGACGCTAACCTGCATCACATTACGAAGCCATACCGTATTCACGAAAGCGTCAATATAACCGTATCTGCCGAACATCTTGGCATCATAAAGGAATGTGAAATCATCATTCCGCGTAGCGAATTTACCGACATACGAAACGCCCTTGTCGTTCAACTGTGCCGCCGTCGCCTCATCGGTGACCGTAGGCGCAACGCCGTCAATGTGTTTGAACGCAAAATTGATAGTGCCTTGATAACGCTCCCAATTGATAGAAGCCGCCGAACCAAGAACCAACGCCGCGACATTAACATTGTTGTACACAAGTGCCGTCGCGCCATACTCTGCCGCGTCAATCTGCGAAGCGATATTTGTTGTATCGCCTTGAATAAGAAGCCTTGCGTCTGCCGTCCAACCGACATACAGATATTCGATACCTTGATTAGAAGCCCATTCAGCAAGCCCTAAATGCTCGGAATCCGTCGCAGTGTAAAGGGTCGTGAAGGTAACCCAATTCTGTGAAGCCGCCTTGATCGCGTTCATGTTGGCGGTCTGTGTCAATGCGTCGCTGCCCTGCGAGAGAACCGCGCCGGAAGTTGCCGTCAAGTTCAGAAGTTCCGCAAGAGTTCCGCTTGCAAAATCAATCGTTTCCGTCGCACCCGTCGAAGGGCTATTGATTTGGAAAGCCCCCGTCAACGAAGAATAAGCAACGGTCACGCCCGTCAATTCTGCATCAAGGGCGGTTTCAATCGTAGAAGCCGCGTCACTGTACGAAGTGGACGAAGAAAGGTCAACGCTCGAAATAGAAATTTCCGTGCCGTTGATTTCTACCGTCAAAGCCCCACTCGTTACCGCTTTTACTTCCGCGAGCGTACCCGTATAACGTGCGCCGCGAAGATATGCGCCAACCGCCGAAGCAATGCGCCGTCCGAACATCATACGGCGCGGCTTTGCGAAGCTGTTATTATAGCCCAAGAAATAAATACTCGCGACTTTGTATTCGTCGGAAGTTTCACCAAAGTAAGCCGCTACCGTTTCCGCGCTCGTAAACTCCATAAGCATTGCGGATTGTGGAATAATGGCATTATCGGTAAGAACCAAGCCGTTAAATTCCAAGTCCGTTCCGCCCGCCGGGATAAGGCGCGGATTGATAGCGACTATGTAAGAAGCAGGAATTGTCATATTTTTTCCCCCTTATTCCGTGGGCGGGAAGTAAACGTCCACGTTTTTAAATGCATCAAAATTGAAATCCTCGAACCACGGCAATTCTTGCGTTGTGTTCGCGTTTATTTCTGCCGTGATTGTGACGCTCCACCGTTCCTCATATTGGTTTGAAGCGTCAATGCCTGTTAGATTACGCGGATTTTCCGCAGTACAAACGCGCACGTCAAAACCCGCCGCCTTGAAATAATTACTTCCCATATAACTCCTTGAAGCAATCTCCAAAAGCTGTGCGTTTTGTGCCGCGCTGTCTGCGTAAAAATCAACTTGAACGTCAATCAAAATAAGCGCAGATATTGAATCTACGCCGTTTTTATTGTCGGGCAAGCCCTCCGCGTTGAAGTTGTAAATGTTACTGCCGCGCCGTTGCCGTAGGATAGGCGTATAGATACAGTATGCGCCGTTCTTTGGCAACACCATGCGCGACTGATTACCCCTAAAAATACGCCCGCCGTCAAGCCCTGTCACGGCAACGATATAGCCATGTAAAGCTGTCATAAAATCAGCTTCCGCCATCGTCCCCGCCTCCCTCCGGCGTTATTTCTTCGGGTGGTTCATGTTGCAAAGTTCCAATTACGCAAAGCCAACCTTCGGGGCTGAAATCGTCGCGTATCATGTCAATTAACCAATACGAACCATCTGCCCTTTCGATAATGTCCCCCGCCGTTTCTTCGTGGCGGTTTATCGTGCTTGCACTCGCGTTAATGTAAAACTTCTTAACGTGCCGCGCATCTGCAAGGTTGTCAAAAAGCCTCAAATCGCCCGCGTTTGGTGCTTGCACTTGTGCGGTTATGTCTTCGGGCGTGTAGCTGACCTTCACTTTTCCCGCGGTATTTGTTACACCGTCGCAACGGTAAATAGTTACCTTTTCATGGTGGTTTACGCTTCCAATAGCACCGCTTACCATTGCATGAAGGTTCATTTGCTCATCACCTCATAAGAAACTGCCGCCAACATCTGTCCCGTGTCAATTAGCGGGTGGTCGGGTTCTACTTTGCCTTTACGCCGTTTTTCATTTACTGTTGCCTCGGCGTTTGGTGTCCATTTTCCCGCTTGAATAGAGTGTTGAATATCTGACTTCATACTCTCTCCCGCAAGAACAAGCGCACCTTTCCACGCTTCGGGCTGTGTTGCGTGTCCCTTGATTTTAGCGACCATTTTACCCACCCAAACTTTTGGGCGTTCTTTCGCCACCGTTCGCATGAATGGGCGTGCGGGGATATGTTGTTCGCCGTTTCTATGCGTACCAAATTCGTTATACGCGGCATACTCGGCAATGCTTTTTCCGTCCGTGGTTGTAGCACCTTCCAAAATGCCCGCCTTAACGCCGCCCGCAATCTCGCCCAACTTGGCAAGAAATTTTTTATATTTCTCGCCGCCCGTCATGCTAACAGTGACACCCATTGAACCACAAGCCCCCGTATCTATGGCCTTTGATAATCTGCCAATAAGCCGAACCGCAAGGCGTAAGCATATACCAATCAGATTCCTTGCCGTATTGAGGCGAAGAAAACGAGATTGATACGCTTCCTTCCGTTGCGCCTGTCATAGCCCCCGCCGTGCCTCTTTGTGCAAGCGTTGCCATGTGACAAACCAACATATACCAAAGCCGCGTCTTGTCGGCATCGGAAAACGAAGTGTCATTTTCAAGCCCCGAAATAAGAAGGGCGTTATTTGCTATAAATGTCAACTGATCGTCGGATAAATCCGCGAATTGCGGATAAACCGCCCGAAAATCGTTTACATTGAATGTCATAGCCGCCGCCCTCCCTTCTTTATTTCTTGGCTTTCTTGGCTTTCTTTTCTGCGGAGGCGGGGCTTTGTCCGTTGTCCTTTTCGGAAACTTCCTCTTTCGCCGCCTGTTTCGCCTTTTCAGACGCGCCCGCTTTAATCAAGCCGTTTTTGAAAATGTCCATTTCGCCGTATTTCTTTACGATAGCGTCCCACAAATCAGCGTCAACTTGCGTCATTCCATACGCGCCAACGCCTGGCAAAATCTTAGCGTCTGCCCCTGCAAGGTTGAAGCCGCTACCATGAATACGGACGGCGGCAGGCTTCCCCGCCGCCTCCACTTCAAAGCAAATATCCCGAACGCTATTATAAAATACCGTCGTAGTTGCCATTTGTCACACTCCCAACATAGTCACGATTGCAAACGGATAGTAAACAATCGCGCCATACGTTCCCGCGCTGACTTTCTGAATCATGCTCGAAGTTTCGCGCACAATGCTATGAGCCTTGTATTTCTCACTGTACCCATACTCTACCGTAGGCTGTCCCTCAACCTCATCGGCCTTAATCATAGCAAGATTGCCGCTACCTGTTGCCATTTCCGCCGCCGTGACAATCTTCATCGTCGGGTAAGTGTCGGCAAGCATTTTCTTAACGCTAACGCCGAAAGCATTTACCTTGTTAAGTTCAGCAAGGCAAGCCGGGGCAATCACAAGCGTCAACGCGCTGTTCGCATCAACCCAACCGTTAGAACGCTCATAAAGTTTCGACATCATTTTGGCGAAATCTGCCATAATCTCATCGGCAGTTTTCAAAGCCCACGTATTACCGCCAACGCCCGTTGTCGGGGTTTCGTCAGCGTTCAAATTCGGGTCGTTAAGCAAACCATAAACGGGAACATTCGGAACGCCGAAGAACGCCGCCTTGTTGAACTCAATCTCCAAGAGAACCGCCGCCGAACGCTGTTTCTCTGCGAAGAGGTCAATACGCGCCGCCGCGTTCATATCCTGCTCCAAATCGCCGACGCGAATCGTGGTCTGGAAGCGGTACTGCTTGCGGGTCGGGAAAGCCGTATTAATGTTGGCCTGACCGTTCGCGTCGTAATCCTGATACGGGGTCGCCGTGCCGGTCAGTTCCAAAGCCCTAAACTGGGTGAAAGCCGTCGACCAATCGCCGTTTTTGACTTCCGGCGCAATCGCTTTATACTGACGTTTTGCCGTCAAAATCTCGATAACCTTCGGATTTGCATACGCGGTCATATAGGCCGGGACGGTGGTATTGGGGTCGAGCGCATCGGATACGCCCTTATGCGGTACTTCGGCATCAAAAAATTTCGAGGCACTGCCAAAGTCAAAGCCCTTTTCGCGGGCGAGTTCCATATCTACCATTTTTCATTCCTCCTTTTGTTAGCGGTTAGTGATAATAACCATATCGCCAGACGAACCCGCCGTGAACGCCTTGAAGTCCGTAGCCGTCTTGTCAGTGCCGATAAAGGAAGCCGCGCCCGTGGACGGGTCAGCGTAAACCGTATCGCCAACGGAAACGGAAGCATCAGCCGCAACGAAGAAATCGCCCTTCACGGCAACATTGACTTCGCTTCCCTTCGGAATTTCAAGCGTACCCTCAACGCTTACATTGTAGTTCGGGAAATTCTGCACGCGCTCCATGAAGCCCAACGGCTTGTCCGTTCCGATAGTGGAAGCGGCAACCTGCGTCGCGGGGTTCGTTGCGTCCCTCCAAACAAAACCGCCAACCTTTACGGCAACGGCAGTCGCGCCGCTTGCAACGGTGAAGTTTGTCGGCGCATAAATTACTTCCTGATTGTTTGCGCGATCACCCTGAATTGCTTCTTTATTCTTAAGGGCAACGCTCTGCTGATAACCAAAAGCCATTTTTCATTCCTCCAATCTTATCGCGATTTGATACCGCGAAGCATATCATTCATAGGGTCATCTTCAACCACAGGCGCGGAATCCTGCGCCGTGGTCTTTTTAAGCATTTTCACCATCACGCCAAAGGCAGACGGGTCAACGCCATCGGTCGGAATATCGTTCGCGTCAAGTGCCTTTTTATAAATATCACTTGCGGAATCAAAGGCAAACGGATTGCTAATCTTCCCGACATACGGCGCAACTTCCTCCGCCGCCGTATACAAAGCCGCCGCCGTAGCCTTATCGAATACGGGCGCGGAATCCTGCGCCGTGTCTTTGCAAGCGTCAGCCGCTTCCTCATCTTTGGCCTTGCAAGCGTCCTCTGCCGCATCGTCAACGGGTTTCGCGTAAGCAATACCCGCGAGGAAGGCTTTCTGCGCGGCTTTGTCCTCCGGGTCAAGCCCTGCCGCCGTCATAGCCTCGCGAATTTCGTCTGCCAAAACGTCAACGGGTTCTTCGTCTGCCGCTTCGGGTGCGCTCTCAACTGCGGGCGCGGTGTTCGTCATATCCGGCGCGGAATCTTCCTTCACAATTTCTTCTTTCTTGATTTCCTCCATAGGCGTTTCACCTCCATTTCTGATAGCATCAACCAATCCCATGAAAAGGTCTTTCCAAGTGTTCATATCTTCACCCCCTTTCATGGCGGAGTCAGCAACGCGGACATCATGCCCCGCCCTGCCCTCTCGGACAAGTGC